ACAGGATATCTGGTATAGTAATCACCATCTACAACATTATTTGTGGCAGCAATTCCAGGGACCATAAAATTCATGTTTTCGTCAGGAATAGATCCTAAATAATAACCTCGGTCAGGTTCGCCGTCAACAAAGATACACAATATCAAAGAGCCAACATCAGGTGGAATCATCCACATGCCATAACTTTTTTGTGTGTTATCATAATTATCCGGAGATGACATCCCGCTAGATGATGTTCTTCCAAAGAACGGGCTTAGATATTTTACTTGGCGTAGTTCACCGCCGGCAGTGCTATTACCAGTTTCTCGTAAAATTTCAACTTCTAATATTCCCATGTAAGTAGAATCTATGTAACCAATAATCCTAGCAGTGAACGGGCCAGGACTTGGTAATTTATTTTGTGCGGCAATTACATTTCCGCTTGATAGATTATTTCCGCCCATTATGCTCCACCTCTTGTTCCGCGATCGCCGCCAGGTACTGGAGGGTTTGCGGCTGAAAATAGTTTTGCTTTTTCTGCTTCCACGCTTAATTCCTGTCCTGGTCTTCTAAAACCTTGTAAATTCTGTTTAAATGTGCCGCCGGAAAATGTACTGGTTAAATTTGTTATATTATAAAATCCACTAAACATCATAATCGGTGCTGACTTGGTCAGGCCACTAAACTTGAAAAGACCGCTGGTTTGATTAAGATCTATCGGTGTTCTAAAATTAACAAGAATATCAGTTTCACCTGTTTGATAATTAACACTGTTGTCTTTGTTTAGATTCTCACCGGCTGGTTGTGACGTATAATTGCCAAGGCCACTTTGCGCAATCCAATAAGGATCGCCTATAATGTCCATATCTAAATTATACATTTCATTTATATTTGATAAGCAATCTTGGAATAATCGTGCGGCTCTAACACCTGGAGTTTCAGCTCCAGCTCCAGCTCCGCCTAATCCCGAAGTGGTTGTTGTTGTTCCTGCATACCTAACCTGTGATGGATTTTCTCCCAGCTTTTTTGGGGGTACTTCACCGGCCACCAATGGTGCAGTATTGTTATCAACTCCTTTATCTGTGCCTCCGGTATTTCCAGCAGTTACTTTGTCTCGAGTTCTGGTCAAATTGTCAGCTGCCATAATTGTAGCAAAACCTTGATTTATTTCTATGTTAAAACGAGTAATGTCTACATTTTTACCTGTATAAAGATACTGGTAGTGTTTTACAACACCGGCTTTTAATGCACCATTATCAAATCCCGGAGCCTTTGTATTAGGTGGCATCATCCTACTAGCATGTACATGATACGGTACAACTCTGTAAACAAAGAGTTTAGGTTTAAGACCTGTGCCTTTTTGTTCTTTACTGCCTAAAATAAAAACCTGGGTATCAATTCTCCACCACTGGCGATACCCCTCTGAGGTAACATTTGCAGGGTCAAGGGCCGCGCTCGAATAATCACTAAGCAACAATACTTGATTTATTGCATTGGGTATATCAGTGTCTTGTGAGAATTTCATTTCAGCTACTGAAGAATCATTTACTACTTTTCCTCGATCCCATGTGCTTGTTTTTGTATTATATACTACATTTTCTTTACCAGAAGATTGCATGCCTTTTCTTCTCTGGTCAAATCCCAATCTTGCCTTGCCAATTGCATTTGCAGATGCAGAAGATTGTACTAGTGTTTTGTTTATTGTACTCTCGCTAACTCCTAATTTTTCATACACATCACTTGCATTTGCAGAAACAGTTGCGCTTGATTTCGTTTCTTTATTTGATGGGTCTGCACCGGCAGCTTCAGCAGTTGCTATTTCACTAGGAAATAATATTACAATTTGATCAGCAACTTCAACAACTTTTTTTTCAACCATTGATTGCAGGCTATCATTTACAATTTTTTGTAAACTCCGTTCACCGGTTTGTAATATCTCTTGAACAGTCTTACCTGCTGGTGACACATCTGTTTTAAACAATGCGTTATGCGTTAGAAGGGCGGCGCCAGCTATTGCCATGCAATCACATTTGTATACACTGCCAGCTTCTGATGCTGTCAGTGTTATATTACTAAAATAAAAAGGAATAAATCTGTTAGTGCCTGGAATCTTAGACATTGATCCGGTTTCTTTATTGCCTCTAAATTCAATAGTCAATAAGAAAGGAGCATCACGCCAGTTATCATGTTTTTGTGTTTGTGCTGCCTGTTGGCACGCAATCATAAACAGTCCCATGCTGTATGGTTCTGTTATGGTAAATGAAAAATTAGTCACATTTGTGTTATTACTAGCCTTCTCAAATCCTATGTTTTGTTCAAGTACTAGATTATCAAGAAAAAAATCAAACTTACCGTATGGTGTTTTGATTCGGTTGTTTGGGTCAGCATTGGCTGATTTGCAAATCAATGCTTTGAGTCGTTTGCCTACCATGTAGGTCTTGTCGGGAAAATTACACTCTTCTTCACTCAAGCAAGCTAGTCCCAATGAATAAGTGTAGCTAGCATATGCGAACAACGGATTAGGTAGTGGGAACTTAGGGCCTTTGAGTTTCTTAAATAAGTTTCCTACACCTGAAAATATGCTTGTTGTTGAGTCCGATACTCCGCTCACTCCTGCGGCGGGGCCGCCAGGTGTAAACTTGCTGATAGCACTTCCAACAGAACTGATCGTTGCGGATGCGGCGTCAAACACTCCAGCCATATTATAATCCCAGCACAGTTCTTAGACTGCTGTTTTTTGGAATATAGATCTGTGTACCTGGAACAAAATCAAAGATAGGATCTTGCAACATATCAAGATTGCGTTGTATAAAAACCCACCACAGTGATGGATCACCGTACAAGTCATACGCTAGTAGGTCGGGACGAAATGTATACTGTGATTCTATAGTATATAAAAAATCATCGGTATCCGCGGCAACTGGCCTAATATTTAAAATATCAAGATAGTTGTTAGTTACATTGGTAATATACCAGGGGCTTGAGTTAGAGTATATTGCAGCCATAATTAAATGTATCCAAATGTGTTGTTTAAATATCCACCAGTAACGAATCGTTCAAGACTAAATTTGCGAGCACTGTCTCTGCTGTATATCGGTATCAGTGTAAGTGAAAAACTACTTTCTGTTGGCACGTGACTGAGTCCTCCATCTACCGTGCCGCCGACTCCAAACGCTCCCAGTAGGCCAGCAACTTGTCCAACTCCGCCTGCTATTGCGCCAACTCCGCCAGCGATATCTCCGATGAGGCCATCGCCTGCAATACCTCCAATCGAATCAGTTAGGCCGCCTAGACTGTCAGCAACTCCAGCGATAGCGCCTGCGGCACTGCCAACTACCGGAACTCCAATATAATCGCACTTTTCATCTATTGTTGTACTAAAACTTTTAACCACTACAGGAACATTTTTAAAAACATAATTTCCATAACCGTTCAACATGATCACAGGAGGAGGATTGCCCGCCTTCATGTCAGATCCGCTGAACATTTTGGTTAAGCTACGTAAATAATGCACCATGGCAATCCAGTACAGTCCTTGTGTTGCATCTTCAACATACATGGGTGCGGTGATCACAATTTCGCCGGGTTCACTATTTTTAAAAGACTGCTGAGAGTAGTTTGAATGAGTTGTACGACTAGATTCGTAGTTTGCTGAACTGGATATTTTGATCGACGGAGTGTAGGGAAATATTAAACCACCGGCATCTTTTAACGGTGTCAACACTGGACTATTTTTGAAACTAACCCATTTAGCTAAACTTAATCTAACACGCCAGTCATCAGCATTAGCGTCGCCGCCAAATGAACTGAGTGCTTCTGTAATGTCGCCAATCGCTTCACCTGCTTCTGGTAAATTTATCGACCGAATAGCACTGATCGGGTTGTCGGACGAAAAAGCACTGGATAGGGCGCCACCTAGTCGGTTGGCAGTACCTATTGCACTAGTAGCGGCACCTAACGCATTAGTCGATGATGCGATTGCTGAATTTAAGCCAATTGCCATAATATTGTTCCTTTTGATACAATATTTAGTTGACTTTATAAAGTACATAGTTTATAATAACACATCCGGAGAATGATCAATGACAGCAAAAGTTAACTACCTAAACAACAAAGATATGTTGTTGGAAATCCATAGAAGTAAAACATCATATTGTAGCTTTACAGATCCAAAATATCACCAATACGATTTAATCGTTCCTAGTTTAGATAGAATTAATATTCGAACTATTGCTGAGGCCAAGCGTGTGCAGGCCAAACGTCAAGGTGATCAAGAATATCAGCGGCGCAAGGCAGCTGGAGAAAAAGTCAAACAAGCGGACTGCGAAGTAGACTATAAAAAAATACAAAAAACAGATGTAGTTTTTAGAGTAATGACATTTGATCATATTCCGTTAAACAATGTCCGTAAAAAGAATCCTAAAAGTCTTGCTGACCATAGAGACAAGGTAAATTTCCCCCCGTTCCAACACTGGAAGTTTGATGACGAAACTGGAGAAACACTGATTTGTGTGGGCAAAAGTCATTGGAAGGGCACTTTGGATAAAGGGCACTTTGATAAAGATGCGGGTCAAATAACTAACACCTTAGCTCGCATGATGTTAAAATTATGTGAGAGATACGCTACTCGCGGCAACGTTCGAGGCTACACTTACAATGACGAAATGAAGGGACAGGCTATTTTACAGTTGACGCAGATCGGATTACAATTTGACGAAAGCAAATCGGACAATCCGTTTGCTTACTTTACTGCGGCTGTGACCAACAGTTTTGTTCGTATTATTAACATTGAAAAACGCAATCAAAACATCCGTGATGATATCTTAGAAATTAATGGTATGAATCCTAGTTACAGTAGAACCGGTGCTGGCGAACATGCCGCCGCACTGAAAAGACACAATGAGGAAAGCAGTGAATGAGTTTATTCAAAAAAGTAGCATGTTTTACAGATATTCACTTTGGATTGAAATCTAATAGCTCGGTACATAATCAAGACTGTGAAGACTTTGTGGATTGGTATATTGCCAAAGCCAAAGAGGAAGGATGCGATGTTGGAATCTTTATGGGCGATTGGCATCACAATCGCAACAGTCTTAATATTACTACTATGGACTATAGC